AACCACAACTAGAACTCAAACTAAAATCAGATACTATAGGCATATAATGATTATTACTATTAGTTACAAATAATATAGAATTTATATCACAAGGTAATACACCTTTATAATCAACAATATTTACTTTATAACTAACCTTATCGTATCCATTCCATACTCTCATTATTTCTAATGCTCTAGCTATCCAACCAATAGATTTATAATACCAATCACTATTAGTAATCTCAAAATCATCTATTATATCAGCCATTAAACTTTTAATGCTTCTATATTGTATAATACTATTATTTATCATTTGTCAAAATTTAGTTTAGCTAGTGGATTAGCTTTTAATTTTTTTCTAAGTTCACTCTTAAATCCGTTCTTTCCATTACTAGGTACAAAAGCATATCCTGTACAACTATCAGCTTTAACTTTTCCTTTATTCCAATAAATCCAACATTCTTCATCAGTTGTAAATATTACTCTCCATTGTTCTCCGTCAGGGGCTGTAGTTTTATTAAAAGGTATTCCACCTCTTGCTAGTATTTCATTTTTCTTCTTATTGCTTTCTTCCCAATTTATATTAGCTTTTGTTCTCTTTTTTCTCTGAACTCTAATATGTGATAATCCTTTACCTAAATGAAAAGTATAACCTTCTAATATACTTTCACGAATTTGTAAATTAAACATATCTATAATATGCTTATGTATTTTATATTCTACATTTATATTATTATAATGTTTTAAATCTAAATCTAATCTATATACTTTTTTGTTAAGTTCAATAATGTATTTTACAAGTTCTTTAATAAAAGAAGTATTAATAGGTGTAATATTTAAATTTATTTTACTTAAAGTAAAAGTTAAATTCATACTGATAATTTGATTTCTTGCAATAACTATATCATCATATTTATAGTTACAAATCAAATCAATTATATCTTTATATTCTTTTAATGCTTTTAAAGGTTTTTGTAGCTCTATTACTAATTCTAATTTTTGTTCTTCTATTTCCCTAATTTTTCTATTAGTAGCAGCTGCATGGTACTTATATATCTCTAAGCTATTTATTTGATTATCTAAATTTTCCCTTATTTGTGCTATTCTTTGTTCTTCCATTATTCTTCTTCTATTTGTACTTCCATATCATCTTTTGCAACTATCTTTAACTCATTTGATAAGATACCATTAATAACAAATTGTATTAAATCTTCGGGTAAAGGAAAATCCATATCATCATTATAACAAATATTATTACTTGTTAACTCACATTGATACTTCTTTAGTAAATCTAAATTTCCTATTACTCCTTTAAATCCTAACCACTCTAGTTTAGTATTATTTAAAACATAAGCATAACCATCAATTAAATCGTAATATATTACGTTTTTTCTATATTTACTAGCTAACTTTATATGTAAATCTTCTATACTACATTGTTCAAATCTAACTTTCCAATTAGCTGAGCCAACATAAGCATAAGATTTTACTCCTCTCTTTCTAATAGGATTAGGTATTCTTTCTACCGTTCTTAATATATCACAACCTGCTATAACACTACAATTATCAGATTGGTCTACTAATTTTAAAGGCGCAATAAATCTATGTAAAAACATATCATTATCATTACCTTTATCTACTTCTTGTTTAAGTAGTCTTGCTCTCCAATATTTAACTGTAAACTTTAATCTTTCAATTAACATTATATCAGTAGGTTTACCTAAACCTGTTGCAATACTTTCAACTATCTCATTTAAAGTCATAACACTAATATACACTATTTTATTTATATAACCAAATCAGCTATTTTAGCCCTTGACGAACAAAGTAAAAGTGTAGATGTTTTACTATCTACACTTTACACTCGGAAAACAGAAGAATGGTTATCTGATTAGTTCTTTTTAAATTTAGTTCCTATCCATACAATTACAGCTAGTACTCCAACTAGTGTTAAAAATTCTCCAACATTCACTAATAATTTACCTATCCTATTAAAGAAACTATCTTCAATAATTTGAGGGTTATTTATGATTGTAGGCACTTTCATTTCGATTGCTTTATGTAAGGTCGTATCAATATAAATTGTATCGTGTACATAAAGAATTTTAGGTTTTACAAAAACATTTATTTTATCTTTTTTTGTAGTAACTTTCAAATTATCACTTTCCATAGTAGTATCTTTACCTTTACTATCAAAATTTTCATCAATAGCGGGAGTTGTAATTTTAATAGTTTTAACTACAGTATCTCTAAATCTAGTAGTATCATGTACTACTACAGGCTTATCCGTTATTAATTCAGGATGTTTTTTGATTAGTCTTGCAAGTCTTTTTTGAGGACTACAACTTACTATAAGTAAAGCTAGTAGTATAAATATTATATTTTTCATTTTAATTTACCTTCTTTTTTAAGTTTAGATATTACATTTTCCATACCATACATTACACTTTTAATTGTAGCAGCATAATTAACACCTGTAGCATATCCATCAGCAGCTACTTCATCAGCCCAAGCATAAGGGTCATTACCACATTTTGCAAAATTATCTTTATATCTTGCATTAGTCATAAAAAATTTAGCATGGTCTATAAAACTTTCACTAGGTGAATTATATTTTCTAAACCAAGTTTTTACAATATACTTCCATCTCTTTTTAGCTTCTATCCAAGTCTTAGATATTATTACTGGAAATTTAGCATTTGGATTTTTTAAATATTCAGTAGTTGTAATTAGTTGTTCGTTTCCGTTTATTCCATCAGTATCTTTAATACCAAACATCATATTTCCGGGAGCTTGTTCTCCCCATAATGTTTCAACAGCACATTGACCTAATGTAAATAAGTAAGGTATCTTACTTTGTTGTTCGCATATTAAAGCTTCATTATAGTACTTTAATACATATTCTTCTTTTCTCATTTATTTATTATGTTAAAAATTCTGCATCGGCTACATAATGTACACCAACTAAATCACCTACTACTCCTGCTGCATCACCTGTAGAAGAAACTACTACTCCTTTATCTGTTGCACCTGTTTGAGCGGCAGTTGTTTGTACGGCTGGAGAAGCTCCACTAATTCTATAAGGTACAGCACCTGCTCCTACGGGTGTAAATAATATTATTGTAGGAACTTTCCACATTCTTACAGGAAATCTTATATTTATATATGATGCTAATGCTGTAGCACCTGCTCTATTTATAGTACCAATTTCACCATTACCAGCAGTAGCTACAGCAAGTGATGCAGCAGGTACAGTTGCTAACGGAAAACTTTTACAATAATATCTTTGACATTTAAGTAATTCTTCTGTTAATGGAGGAGCTACGTAATCAATTATTTCAGTACCTTCAGTCATTTGTACTTCAGTAATACCTACAGAATCGGTAGCACCACCTGTACCGTCTTTAATTAAAACTACACATAAATTTTTACAATCTGTAGGTATAGTAAATACTGCTGAACTTCTAGTCCATTGAGCATTAGAAGTTATTTCTAAATAAGAACCATTAATAGTTCCATTTTCACCTGTTGGAGTACTATCGGGAGCAATAGCAGATAAATTTGTTCCCCAAGTTGGATTAACACCTGTTGCTCCTATTGCAGATATAAATGTTGGACATACATCAACTGTACCTGCCCTTGTAAGTTGTAATAAACCTAATTTATAAGTTTGTACACTACCTACAAATTGTTTTAAGTTTACAGATATTCTTACTTTACTTCCTCTTATTGGTGCAACATTAGCTGCAATTATAAATTGAGAAAATATAAATTTAGCTGCGTTAGTTGCTTGAGTTATTTTTCCATAATATCTAGAAGATAGTCCTGTTTCAGGTGCTCCAATAGCATCAATTTGTGCCCAAGAAGTAGTAGTAGCGTTACCTGTAGTAACAGCCCATCGATCTGCAACTTGTCCTGCTCTTGTAGTAGTACTTACTGAAGGTATAGCTGTATTAGCTGTAGCAACTCTTTGTTGAATTGCTATACCACCATTAATTAAAATATTTCTACTAAATAGTGCATTATTAGTTAAACTACTAACTACACCATTTTCATCTAATAACTTTAAACGTCTATCAGCGTCAAGGGCTACAATACCTTTACTAGCAATTCCTACTGAAGGAAATATACCTTGTTTTATAAATTTTAAAAAACTCATTTTATTTTATCCTATTTCTAATGTTGCATCATCTAATACATCTACACTTATTCCGTCTAATATTTCTATATAATCAGAAACGTAATAAGAAGATTGTGCTTCTATAGTTTTATCTTCACTAATTACTTTTGTAATTACACTAGAAACAGGAATAACAGGAATACTAGTATTTACAGACTGTAATAAACTTTGTAATTTATATATTATCCCCCATAATCGAGTTTTACCATCTTTTTGTGTAATACTAGTAGTTAAATGTTGTTTAACACTAGCTTCAAAATTTGTTAATTCATCTGCTAGTGCCATAATTATAAATCTTTTTTATTCTTTAATGAATTGCGTAATGTATTTATTATAGTATTAAATAGTTTAAGTAGTAATTCTCTAATCACTACTATTAAAGCACTAATAGCATCAAACTCTTTTACAGGTTTACCAGTTTTAATTGTTAAATAATTTCCCCATATAGAGTATATTTCAAAAACAGTTAATGCCATAATTACTATTTTAAGCATACCAATAGAGTCAAAACCAAAAGCATCTCTTAATGCTAAAGAAGTAAAAGCTAATAATCCTAAGAATGTTACTTTTATCATTATTCCTTTAATACCGACATCTGATGTAGGTTTAATTCCTGTCTTAGCTGCTGCCCAAGTTCCTGTAATAGTATCTAATAACATAGCAAATCCTAAGTATAAAAGAATATTTATATTTATTCCTAACTTAGTACTTAAATAAGTCATACCACCTACTAGTACATAACCTATGGTTTTCATCCAACCATCTACTGAATTGTCTAATTCTATTTCTTTAAATTGTATCATATTCTTATTATTATAATTTATAGTTTGCTACTAACATTGAAACATCACCTGTAGAATCTGTTTTAGTAGCTGTTAATATAGCTCCTGTTTGTATTGCAGTTTGTTCTTTAAATCCAAATTTAACATATCCACTTAAATCTTCTGCAATAGTAGTAAATCCAAGAGGTAAAGTCCAAGTATGAGAATCACCTAATGAACCTACCATACATAAAGTAACTATTTTATTTTGAGTAGTACTAAATATAGCATTTACACTAGGAGCGTTACTAGCTGTTCCACTAGGTAATGGAGTACCATCTAAAGGAGAAACTTTCTTAACACCATCAAACCAACCATAATATACTCCAGCATTAAGACAATTACCACCACCATACAATATTGATATAACGTTTGCAGCATTTGCTACAGTATCTTTAATACAATATATTTGATGTAATGCTCCACCAAAATCAATTTCACCTGCATATTCAAAGAAATTACTAGCAGTATCATTTATAGAAAAAATAGAAACTGCACTCCAAGCTTTAACCGCTACAAATAAAGTTTTATTTGCTGGTAAATCAAAAGCATCACTATCTAAACTTCCATTAAATCCGCCTAAAAGTTTAAAACCTGAACCTAACATAGTTAAAGGCGGTGCTACATTATTTGTTATAGAAACAGGACTTAAAGTATTACTTAAAGCAAGAGAATTACTATCTGTAGAATCTCCGTCAAGATATGTACAATTAATTACTTGTCCTATGGTTATAGTTTCTACAAATATAAAGTCTGCAAAATCGTCAGTAGGATTATGATTTACACTAAGTATAGTTAAATCTGTAAAATCAAATCCTAAAGCACTAACACTATTCATTCCTTTACTAAAGGTTATTCTAATAGTATTTTCATCAGTAGTTTCACCATTTAATACAATAGCTGAAGGTTCAGTATCATATTCTATATATTCTAATTCTTTTATACCTATAGCTTTATTTGAAGTAGGTGTATCATAAGTTTTTAATTCCCATTCTCCCTTAGAAGGAGTAGTATAATCACAAGTATTATCAACATAAGGTACTAAAATAGTTGGATAGTTACCATAAGTAACAAGACAACCAAAACTAGTCACTACTATAGTACAAAATTGCCATTGAGATATTACATTAATAACTGTATCTTCATCTCTAAACGTATCTATAACAGTATCACCTATTCTTAAATAGTAATAATCAGTAACATTAACTCGTCCTAAACTTATATTAATTATTATTTTATCTGTTGCATCTTTAATATTAAAACTTGCTCCTCTAGAATTAACTGAATCAGGTGACTCATATCCATCAAAACAAATATAAAATTTAAGTTTATAATATACTAAACTACCACTATAAGTAATAGGAGTATATCTAGTTCTAGTTCGATTATTCCCTACTGCACTAGAAATCCAAGCATATACTTCTTTTTTATATCTATCATATTCTTTTATACCACTTCTTACTTTATATGTAGCACTATTTACGTGACTCATATTAGTAGTAACATCAGCATTAAAAGTAATATCATCTAATAAATAAACACCTTCTCTTACAATATCTTTAGGTGCCGTATCTATTTGAACAGTCTTTTTTCTAATACTTGTCATACCTGTAAATGTCATAAGATGTAAAGCACCTTTACGACTTTCATCGGGATATATACAATACATAATATCGGGGTCATTAGAGTCAAAGAAGAATTTAAAGGAGTTCGGATTACCCGCAGATATAGCAGGACTTTCTTCTATTTGTTCTGTTGGACCTTCAGCTCTCCATCTATCAGTGCCATAATTTATAATAGGAGTACCATCAGAAGTCCAAACAAAAGCATAAGTAGTTTGTTTACCTGCTTTATAATTTTCTCCATTAGCTACTGCTCCAATAAAATTATTAAAAGCTTGAAAACCACCTGCAATAACATTATTTAAATCATCTCCCATATCAAAATGGTCACCTGTTGGAAATTTAGGTCCATAAAAATCTTCAGTAGTATTTCTCATACTACCTGCAAATAATAATCCATCACTAGCTCTATATAATTGTAAATGTTCTGGGCAATTAATATCTTGTCCTTTATTTCCAACTACAATAACACCATCATCTGTAATACCAAAAAATTGTCCACCATCTAAAGCACTTCCTGCTTCTGTATTGGGACTTAGTACTTTATATACTACTTCAGGTCCATATTGAGGAACTCCGCCTACACTTAAACCTGTAATTGGTTTATGATATACTGTAGCAGTTTCTCCAGGTTGAGCAGGATAATGTGCAGCTCCTATTCGATACATATCTCCATTACTAGCCATTACACCAAATGAATATTCAGTAAACGCGTCATTTATATATTCACCTGTATAGATTATACCTGTATCAGTAAGTTCAACAAGTTCAAATCTAGGATAACCAAACATAGAAAGTGCAGTTGTTATAACACTAAATGTTCTACCTTCTAATGTAAATATCCATTTAAAAAACTCATAATTTTCATAAGTAAAATGATTAACATCTAGAAAACCTTTAAAATTTCTAACTCCTTCACCTGTTGTTCTATTGACTTGCATCCAATACCAAAAAACATTTTCACTATTAGAGTAATCATGGCTTACAGAGTAACAAGTACCAACCATTGTTTGTTTATCTACATAATTTAAATTAGAATCTACAATAACAGTACGACTATTACCTCCATCCATTATCCATAAATGGTTATTATCTTCATCATATCCTAAAGCAGCTTTAGGTGTACCGCCTGTTAATGGAGTTGTAGCATCAGTAAATAAAAATCTTAAATCCGACATTATGGTTGTTACTAGCATACCTCCTAAATCACCACACGTACCTATTAATTTATTACCTGTAGGATATTGAGGAGCAATATTATAAGTCTTAACTTGTTGATTAGTTCCTGCTGTTACTACTGCAAGAACATGAGTAGTATTATTAATAGCAAATGTAACTTTATTTAAAGGAAAGTCTGAAATAAGTAAAGGTACTATTGTTAATACTCCTGTAACTGCGTCAATTTCTGTATGCAGAAATCCTTTAGGTGAATATAAATCTGATAACATCCATACTGTATTCCATTGTTTATTATATCTTATCTCACAAGCACCAGTAAGTCCTGGAGTACTTCCTAAAAATTCTCCTGTAGTTGCATCATAAGCATCTATTTTATTTAATGCTCCAATAGCTATAAATAATTTACTATTACTACAACAAATACCTGTTATAACATCAGTTGATTTAGCTATTGCCCACGGATAAGTTCTACCACCTGCCAAATTAAAACTAGATACACTTGTAGGGTCACTAAAACTAACTTCTTCTTTAGTTATATTATCAATAGCCATTACAAAACATTCTCCTTCTGCTGTAATAGCTAAAAAAGTATTTGTATCATTACTATCAGAATAAAGTACATTTCCGTTAGTGTCATTAAAATTAGAACCAGAAGCAGGAAACTTTAATATATTATATTTTTTATGTATATCATCAGTAACATCTACATATTCTGCAACTTTACCACTTCCTTCATCATAACCTCTACCAATAATCATATGGTCACCTACTTTAGTAAAACAAGAAGGTAAACTATATGCGTGTATTACCGTAGAACCTGCATTTAAAGTACTATTGTTATAAAGTTTTCTCCATGAAGGTACAATATTATGAGTTACTACTACAAATTCATAATCTGAATATACTCCATCAGCTGTAGTAAAATCATTTTTTGTAAAATCCCAAGAAATATCATGAATACCTGCGGCTTTCTCCTCAAAAATAGGAATAAATTTAATTACTCTTTTATGTGGTGCAGGGTCAGATTTAATAACAACATTAACACCAGCTACATATGAAGGTGTAGATAGTTTATATTGACCTATTAATCCGACTGACCCATTTAAAATAAGTTTATAAGGACTTCTCATAGTATAATATTAAGCTAATCTTCCATTTAAAATAATAACTTTTTCTGAATTTACTTGAGCAATTATAATACTTACTGCTGACCATTCACTTTCAGTAGCTACAAGTCCATCAGGTTCATGTATATCTGCACTACTTACTAAAGTTTTAATTCCAGCACCTACTTGGATAATTCCAAAATTATCTCCTGCTACCATATCTGTAGTATCTATAGTAACATTATAATCACTTTCCCCTTGACACAAGAAAATCTTACCTTTATCTCTAGCATAAATAGTAAATGCTTCAGTTTTAGTTTCTATAATTAGATTACTTCTAAATATAAAATCTATTAGTTCACTGAATATTGTTATAAATTGTACTTTTGTTATATAAGTACCCGAAGTTTTTATTACGTTTTGTACAAACTTCAAAAATTCTGTTTTTGTTGCGATAGGTGCGCTCATTGTTAATCTATTATTTGATTTATTAATTCTTCCAAATGGTATCCTTTACAGTACAGACAATCGTTCAATTCATTAAAATTAAACCTTTCTTTAATATCTTCTATATCTGCGTTTGCTATAGTAGTATATTCATGCGAGATTATACTTAAATACCCTATTACCCCATAGTAAATAGTAAGGTCTAAAGCTATATTAGAGTTACCCTCTAAAGCTTCTTTATTAATATGGTTATTAACTATAGTAAAAATCTCTGTCCGCTTATCAGCAAACAGAGTATTTTCAATAGTATTAAAAGCTGTTATATTACTTACAACCACAATTACATTTTTTACAATATTTCTCCAAGTTAGTTGTTATTTTACTTAGTTGTACTAAATCAGCTATTTTTTCACTATCTAAAGTAACAAAAGGACTATCAAAGTTCTCATATTTCTTTAATATTGAAAAATATACTTGAAGTAACATATTAAAATTACTTAAATTAAGTTTATTTTTAGTACTACATTCATCACAACATTTATTAACTTCATTACATACGGCAGTTTTAAATAAATCTATATAACAATCTTCTAAAGAACAGAATATAGTTTTAACAAAAACATCGTCATCTTGTCCATCTTGACTAACTGTTATTTTATATAGTCCATCAGCAAGTGATATACTATAATCATCATAATTAGTTACTTGGTCAGGTGGAGTTCCTACAACAACATATCCATCTAAATCTCCTGTTTCTACTTCTTCATATACTAAAGTAGTTGGATTTAGTTTAGATATAACATAACTAACACTACTTAGAGTAGTGTTAGTTATTGTTATAGAATTACAACTAGTTTTTACAACCGTTGAAAGTGCCATATATAATTATATTAATTAGCTTTCTATTCCGTTAAATTCAGATTGCTCTTGTAGCATAGCTTTAAGCATAATTGCTTCAAAAGTAGATTGCTGTGTTGCTCCATCAGGCATAGCTACAATTAAATTCTGTATTGTAGATTCTACTGATTTAATTGGACCGCTCTTACGTCTAGACCAAGTAAATGAGTATATGTCATAAGTACCCGCAGGGTCAGTTACAGGAGTATATTTCCAATACTTTTGTGGAATATGTGTTTTATTAGTATTACCTTCTTCAACACTTCTTTCTTCTTCCATTTCAGCTACTTGAGCCGCAGTACCTACACCATAATTAATTACAACAGAACCACGAGCAGTTGTAGTGTAATCAATAGTAGCATCTAACATAATATCGTCACAAGTAATTTCTACAGTTTGATTATAATCATTTACTGTAAAGTATATACCTACTACAGAACCAGTAGCACCTTGAGCAGTTGCAACACCTAAAGTAGTATTAGCATTAATTTTAGTAATTAAACCTTCTAATACGTCAGAAACTGTATCACCTACTTTAACACGATATTCGTATCTTTCGATTTTAGTGTTAGGAATAGTACCAATAGTAGTTTCAAATATACGCATATTAGCGTAAGTACCAGCAACTACTGTACCGCCCATACCATTATTACCCGAAGCATCAGCTCCTACACCAATGGTAACCTTTTGTTTAGCAGGTGCAGAATAATCTTTCTTTTGATAGTGTACACTATTTCTGTCAATATACTCAGAAACTTTACTTCCAATGTTAGTTAAAGAAGTTGTGAAAGTATTACCTTGTTGTCCAACGGCAATATAAAATTGTTGTCTATTCTCGAATATTGTAGCAGCATTTGCAGCAGTTACTAATTCATTTCTATCAGTAAATACAGCAATAGCTCCATTATCGAGTTGGTCTAATTCGTTAATTCCACTAATTGCGGCACTAACTCCTACTTTTTTTGCGTAAAGTAAACTTTTGCAAATTAATAATTCATTCATAATCTATTTATTTATTTTATTTTGTTATTCGTTTAACATTGCTTCCATCATTACTTGTTTTTGTGTTCCCATATTTAAGTAGTTAGCTATCATTCTACTTGCTAAATCTACTATTTTATCGTGTACATTAACATTTAATTCGCAATTTGTATTCAAAGATATATCAATAAGTCTAGGTTTTCTAATATATTGCATAAGAATGTCACCTATTATAAACTTTCGTTCATGATAGCTAATTAATAAGTTATTTTCTATCTCACTTAAAGGACTAGTTGGTATTGTAGTACCAAATCTAGTTTTTAATAAATCTTTAATAATATCAGAAGCAGTTAATCTATGAGGATTAGAATTACCAGCAGTTGCAAAAGCTGTATTAGAAACTTTCTTTTCTACTTTAGTATTAACTGTAGCTGTAGTTTCTGTTTCATTAATTGTATATTTAGGTAAAGTTATTAAATTATCACCTACAATTATAAAATTATTAGGTATATAAATACCATTCCAAGTTTCCCAAAATATATCATAAGTAGGATTATTAGTTCTAAAGTAATCTTTTACTACTTGTAAAACATAATTTATATATATAAATTTCTGTTCATTTTCAGATAGTGTAGTAATACTAGTATAATTAGCTTTATCAAAAATGGTTTTTTCAGTTCCATCAATAGTTAATTTAATCTTAAATGCTGTAAATAATGCAGAAGTATTAGTTAAAGGAATCGCACTATAAGTAAGAGTAGTATTAGTTAATGTAGTATTTTCTACATAATCCTTACCACATAAATCAATTACTAAACTTTCAATTCGAGTTACTCTAAAATAATCTGAAGGTAATATACTAAAAACAGCAGTATTTAAACTTCTGTTTTTAGTATATTCAAATGAAGGTAATACAATAGGCGTTAATAGTCTTTCTATTTCATCATATCTTCCTGTGTTAGCTTCAAATCCTTCTTTATGTTGATTTGAATTAGGATTAGTAACCATTCTTAAATAACGCATTTGTGCCTTATTTAAAATAATATCTTTTTCCTCAGGTAATAAACTTCTATATACGTTACTATTTAACTTCTGACATAAGATGTCTAATCCTATGTGCATTTCTAATACATTCATTATTTTTATCCTTTCTTATTTAAGATTTTTTATAAGAGCTTCGATTTGAGTTCTTAAACTCTTTTCATTTTCATCATTTAATTTAACTACTAAATCTTCTAATGAATTTGCAATTACATTTTCACCTAATACATAAGTTTGAGTATTAGGAATTTGTCTAATATGTCCTTTATTTAAAGCTTTTTGAATAAGTGCTTTAGTAAGTAAACTAGTATCACTAGCTACCTTTAAAAACTCTTGTGGATTAGCTTCAAATATTTCAGTAAATGCTAATGCTTTTTTCTCAGGAGTTAAGACTAAACCTACACCTACTTTTAATACACTTAAAATAGCATCAACCGCAATAGGGTCTGTATACAATTCCAAATATTTTTGCATAGCTTTACGTTTAGTTTCAACTGCGGTAGTTTTTATAGTCATTTCAATAGCTTCATCATAAATATAAAATTTAATCTTTGGGCTATTATTAATTTCTTCTATACTATTAGCAACTCTACTATATACTAAACAATATCTGTATAATACATAATTAGCATAACTAATAGGAATACCCTTTTTATTAGCTTTCGCATCTTCTTCAGTTTGATATTTAAAACCAATTTCTAAAGATAGTCCCGGATTTTCTGGAACTTCTACTGATATATTCTTCCAATATTCTTCTGTGGCTTTAGCCCAATCTTGTTTTGCGGGGTCACTGCCAATTATAATTGGTAAATACTCTGCTTCAGCTTTTGCATCAAAAGCTCTTAAAACAGAATTATTTCTCCAACTACTTCCAATTTTTACTTTAACTTCGCTACCATCGTCTCCAGGTAGTAATTTAAGTTCTTTTCTTCTAATCCATACAATAGAACTATCATAATAAGGATAGTCTAAGTCATTCTTTACTTTTTTAATTGTCATATTATTTGTTTATTTTATTGTTTAAAAATAAGGGTGAATTATTAGTTCACCCTTATCTACATTATAATTAATTTCTTTACTTAGATTATCATTAAGATAAATCGCAACTTAATCTAAAGCAGTGTGTATTTCTACGAATACAAACACCTTTTACTGCCATATAGTGAACAGAACTTTTATCTTGTTCTGTACTTACATAGTTATTATTAGGTGCAGCCATACCATTTAAAGTATATATTGCAGCCATACCTTTTTCAATACCTTCAATAAATGAACGACCTTTTTGACTAATCATCACTAAGTTCTTTTCACCATCATAAGTAGTTTGGTCTATAAATACCATTTCATAACTAGTTAAAGGTAAACCTGTAATAGGATGTTTTGGACTATTTTGTGCTCTACTACCATTGTCAAATACAGAACATAGTTTAACTGTAATTAAATGACCTTGTGGGGTAATGTACTTATTATAGTAACCACCTAATTCCAAGTTATTACCAACACCTCTTGTAAATTTATCACCAATAATTTGTGTAAATCTAGTTGCTTCTTCAAGCATAGCATTATGAAATTCCTCAGCACCACCTTTACCTGTGTAAAGTACTATATCCATCGGAGCATCAGGCGCACCATAAGTTACATCTAATACTGTATTTCTAATTTTCTTAGCAGTTAAGATACTATATGTATCGTTATTTGGAATTTGGTCCATAACACCTGCTCCAATAGGAATTGGTAAACCTGTTTGTTTATCTTTATCAGTGATAACTCCATTAGCAAGTCTATTATATTTAGACCACCAGTAGTGTTCTTCACAATCAAATCTCCAATTCATCTGATGTTGCCATCTTTCAAAATCTATCCAAAGACTAGTTTCAGCACCATTTACTCTGAATTTACATTCAACAGTTTTGTTAGCAACGTTACCTGCTAAGTGATAAGACTTTCTTAAAGTAGTAATTTGGTTACGCATTTTACCAGGTGTAACAATATTACTAGAATTACCCATAGAGTTACTAGTAGATACAGCTGCTCCACCTTCCATTACCCATATTGTTCCCGCAGCAAAGTTAGCAGGATTAATATACTCCCCCGGCTGTGCTGCAAGTAAAGTAAATCTGTACTCAAATCCAGCAGCTCCTAAATCAAGTGGTGCTTGTACTACACGACACATAGTTCCATCAGGTGCAACTACAGTATGTTGTTCAATTAGCCACTTTTCTTCAAACGTAGCAATTGCTTCACTTCCATTCAAACCTGGTTTATCACCTGTTACGTATGTAGAAGATTTAACTTTACTACCTTTTCTTAATCTCTTAAATGTACTCCATTCATATTGAATGTCATTAATCTCTTTAGTAGATTTCATTCCACCTACTTGACCTTCAGTCATAAAAGTTAGTGGAAATCTATTTTCTTCCCTACCTGCAAGGTAAGTAATTACAGCACTGATTTGGTCAGGCTTAGTTAATAGCGCATTACTTAGGCTATTGTCATCTGTAAAACCTTTACCATCGAATCTATCGTGGTAAAGTATTCTGTTAGCGGTTGTACTCATAATTGGTATTTATTTGTTATTATTTGTTTATCTATCTATATTTTCTAGAGATACAGATGTTACTACCTTACCAGTATTATCATTTACAGTTCCTCTTGTTGCGTTAGTACCTAAATTGGTTCCTTTATCTTTTTGTAATTTCTCTCTTAAAGTTTGTGCTTGAGCTTTTCTTACTTCACTTTTTGCTAGTGTACTTAAATCATATTTTTTATAACGCATATACGCCATTTGTAATTGATTTGCTACACCTTCTTTACTAGCATCTAAAGCATTTTGTGTTAAACCTTTATCATTAACAGGTTTACTTATATATGCTAAAAATCCTTCTTTATCAGCTACAGGAATACTTATATTATTAAGTACCCCTTCTTTTACTTTATTTGTTACTTCATTCCAATAATCTTTTTCTTCTTTAGCTTCTTTTTGACGAAGTTCTAAAACTCTTGCTTCTTCTTTAGTTTCAAACTCTTTTCTTCTATTTACTAAGTTACCTAAAGCATCAGTTACATAATCATCAACTTCATTGTTTTTCTTATGTGACTCTACAAGTTTAATTGCTCTTTCTTTAGACATTCCATTAGCAATATAATCTTCAAGTATTAAATTAGCTTTTTGTTCTGCATCTAAAGTTGCTATATCTACATTAGCATAATCTTTAGGAGCATAATTAAAAAAGCTTTCTCTATTACCACCTGCTGCTAAATGTCTAGCAAAAGCTTTAACTTCAGGGTTAGCTTCAAAAAACTGTTTCTGAGTATCTTCTGCTATTTTTTTAGCAACATCTAATGTATAATCAGCAATTCCTTTTGCAGAATCTTCATATATTTTTGGTTTACCTGTTTCATCTAAAACTTCATATCCAAGTGTTTGTGCTACTTCAGCAACTACACTTAAATCTGAACCAGCATTTGTAGTATCTTCTGTATTTACTACAACTTCTTTAGTGTTAGGGTTAATTACGTTACCTTTATCATCAAGATAACCTTCAGTTTCTAATTGTTCTAGTGTTTTAACTACTTCTCCTTTAGAATTTTTTAGACCTTCTTCTGTTACTGTAAAAGTATCAGCAGTAAAATCTATTACATTAGTAGAGTTATTATCGTCTTTATTATCGTCAGAGGCACCTGCGTCAGCAGGGGTTTTAGGATTACCTTGGTCAGCTAATCCACCAAGTATTGTATTATCATTAGAACCACCAGCATTATCATCTGCTTTATCATCAGTGTCTAACTCTAATCCAATATTACCTAAACCATCATTATCAACATTTAAATCTCTATTAATTCCTTTAGGAAACATAGGAACACTTTTTCGTTCTACTTTATTAGTAGCGTTATAGTTTATTAATTCCATACTTCAAATATACTTTATTTTTTAATTTATCAATTAGTTATTCGTACTTTTTTATAAAAATCGACCTTGTATATAGATTATTTTGTTACAGATTTTTTTCTAACAGCCATTCTCTTAATTGTTTGGTCTTCTTTTTTAAGTGCTACATTATCAGTGTGCATCTTTTCTTTTAAATTTTGATTACGCTTTTCTATCATTAGTTTAGCACTAGCTATCATTTTATCAAAAGAATCATCTTCTGTACCAGCTTCAGTACCTTGTGCATCAGCTTCTAAACCTGCTATTATCATTTCACGTGAAGTTACTTCTTTTTCTCTATCCATAATAGCATCATAATTTTTATCAGCTACATACATTTGAGTTTCTTCTTTAATAATAGCAGCTTCTTTAACTCTTTCAGACGCATCTACAATAGCTTTATTTTTATCAGCTTCTTGTTGTGCTAAAAATTCTCTTTCTATTGCTTCACCTTTTTCTAAAATAGCTGTAATAGTTGCTATATTATTAGCATCAATTAATTTTGCAATATCAGAACCTTTAGTACCATTTTGATTAAGTGATAAAGCTACTTGTCGCATCGTTTCAAGTTTTTTATATTCTTGATTACTATTCTTAACAAATACATTATAATCTGTACCTAAATGTTCTTCAGGATTTATCTCTAGTAATCCTAATCCTCCATCACTACGTGGATAATTAGCTTTTTTACCATCTATCCAAGCAAATTTACTCCAATCTATTAAAGATTGATAATCTCTTTCTTGAAACTTATCAAATTTTCTATTTAATTCAGCAGTAATTAAAGCACTATGAAAAATAGCTTGTTCATTTACTGCTTTACCGTCACTAGCCTGTGTTTCTCCATATCTTTGTCTATTCATTCCTACAGCATCCCACCACTCTTGTTTAATAGCTTGTAAAAACTCAAACATTTTAGCAGCGTATTGACTAAGCCCCATATCCATTACTTTCATACCTTGAATAGCAGCATTAGCATTAGGTGCAGATTCATCATAAAAACCAAATGATAAAGCATCTGCATAATACATAAATTTTTCTTCGTCCCAACCTTGTTTTTTAGGCATTAATCCAATAGGTATCATAAGAATTTTATCCTTATTCTTATTCATTATCTTCTCAAACTGATAATGGAATGTATTATATAATAATTGATAAGGTGTTCCAGTCTTTACTATACTCTTTATTCTACCATCTATATCAACTTCAAATCTACCATTATAGCTTAACTTAGCACGTTGGTTTGTACTTAGTTCGTTTCGTTGTACTAATAATGGTTTAATTCCATAGTATCTTGATTGGTTATCGTATAGTCCGTCTATTCTATATCCTTCCCATACTTCTGTAATGTATTCCCACTCTATATTAATATCTCCTGCAGCTTTATTTAGCTTATATGTTTCATCTACTTCTACTTCTACTACTTGCCCCTCGACGCCAATAGTCTGAAGAAGTCCAACTTTCCTAAATGATTTCCACTCTACGTGCCATAGTATAATATTATCTGTATTAAAACCTCTAACTTCACCTAATACTTGTGTTTGTCCATTATCAATACTACTAACACGTTGGTCACCAAATACAGTAGTTGCTACACCACTATTATTAGCATGATTAAATTGTTCCTCTAACCACTCTAAATCTTCTTTATCTAAAACAGAATGTAATCTATCTAGTATTTGAAATTTATTAGTATATCTATATTTACGAACTCCCCAAGGTCCATCAGCAATATCATCATTATTACCATGAATAGGAAAGAAAAAATCTAATGGATTAACTATTTCGTGTCTTAATTCACCTTTTACTACGTTAGTATAACTAATAACTCTACCCCAAGTAAGCCAATGTTCAAAAGCTTTTTGATATTTCTCATCTAACTCTTGTTCATATACTATATAGTCTAATATATTTTGACCTTCTATAGCTTTATTTTTATCGTACTCCTTAGTATATCGTGCAATAAAAGTTTGTACATCTTCTACTTCTTTAGAAGGTACACTTGTATCAATACCTAAAGCATTTAGCTCGTTAATAAATTTTTGTTGTAGTAATTGTTTTACTTGTGCATTAAGTCTTTGTTTAAATATATTATCAGCGTCTTTATTACCTAATACAACCATTGGATTAATAGGTTTTTCAGTACGTTCACCTATAAATTCATTTATAACTGGTTGGATAATATTATAACTTCTTAATGTAGCAGGGTATCTTTTATATTTATCATTATCTGTATTAAAAGGATTAGTAATATAATCATAATCACTATGAGTAATAGTACCATCTTTAAGTCTAGAAAGCATATACATTTCAGTTCTATTAATCTCTTGAGATATAGCTAATGTAATATGAAAATCTAAAGTATTTTGACCCCATGTTTTATCTTCAACTGCGGTATTTCCTGTACTATTTTTTAAAGTATCAGGTTGCTTAGCTAGTTTCTCAGCTCTAGAAACTAGTTGACTAGGCAGTATTGTAATATTTGTATTTATCATTTATTTTCTAAATAAAGGTCTATCGAAAAAACTATTTGTATTTTTTGTTTCTTCTTCTATTTCCGTATGGAATTGTTCTTGTTTGTCAAACATACCGACAATAAGTGCCGAAACTCTATCGAAATTACCATCTAAACTCCACTTTTGCAACTCTTGTAATAATGGTAACTCGTATATATAATGTAAATTGTATTTAGTAACACCATTTTCATCAGTTCCGCGACTAGTATAAAGCCAATCTCTTAAAAGAATTGCTCCCGTACCTTTACGTTCACGATTATTAATAGATGTTCCTTTATTTCTACCAGTCTTTCCTGCAATTTCTTTTTTCCAATTAAATTCAGGTTCATCAGCTAATAGATGATAATAACCTCTACGTTTAAAATGCCCTTTAACATCACCCCTATCGTTCTCAAACATACATTCAGCATTATATTTAAGAGTACATAAAAGTAGTTGTTCATTATAATATTCACTAGAAGGGGGTCTACCTATCCAATAACCTACAAGCATATCTCCTTGAGTACTTGTTATATTATTTGGACGTTCATAAACATAAGTAACACCTAAACTATCTTTCTGTTTAATTTCGTCTTTATCTTTATCATGTGCATAAGGGTCATTCCATACTCTATATAATCCACTAGGTACGTGACCATTCATTACATAAGGTGGAACTATCTCTACAAAACAACCATGAACATCTTCTGTAACTTTATGCGGAAATTCAGTAATAGGGTCATGTCTATCTCTAGGGTCTACTATTTGATTTGGTATAAATTTAACAGAGTTTCTTTCTCCTTGTTTTAATACCCCAAATCTCATCATATCTTTTATTTCAGCGTTATTAGTAATATAAGCTACATGGTCATCAAGTACTTTACTACTAAATATATTATCAGAAGTTATACTAAAAGCTTCAGCAGGACAAGTTGCTCTTTGTCCTACATACATATTATAATCTTGTGCTTTCTCAGTTATTAACTTAAATTTTTCTCTACGATAAACAGTAGATTCTAAAGCACTTAATCTATCACTATTTCCATCAATATCAATATGACCTTTTAAATTAAGTGTATGACTATGAAAGAAACCACAACTCTTACCATATTTCCCCTCGTCCCAAACATTGTTAAACGCTAGTGCGTTGTATAGTTCGGGATTAAAGAAAGCCTTTTCTAATGGCGCCCAGTTAGCGTCTTTTGTTCCACCTGTTCCAAAACCAATCATATTACCAACTATATAATCACCATCTTCTAGTGTTGGTTGAGTAACATTATACATATCTTGAAATGTAGGAAATCTACCCATTTCTTCAATAATAATTTTAGCAGCATCTTTACCAATTGCAGCGTCAGGATTATCTTTAAATGAAACACTAATTACAGAACTCTTAAATCCTCTATCTATTACTTCACCTTGTAATCTATAACCTAATCTCATATTCTCTAGTGCAGGACTTAAATATCCTCTACTAAAATCAGTATTAGCTTCAAGAAAGTCTAAATAATTTTTTGTCATACGTGTAATACCATCTCCTTGAGTTAGATATTTTAAATCGTATGCACCTAGTATTACAGTAGAACTTGGATTCATATTAGCTTCTACTGCTGCTAACCATCCATTCTTATATGAATAACCTTTTCTTCTAGCTTTTACTACAAATAAATTCTTACCTAATGTTTCTATTAAGTAAACGGTTTGAAAATAATGATAATCTCCATCCCAAAAATCAGGAAAAGAAACTACTTTACGAGCAACTTGTGTATGAGATATATCTTTAACTACTCGTTCATCATTAATTAAATGACTTTCATTAAGATTAGAAAGTTTTATTTGACCATAATTTAAATAACCATAATGCTTACCTGTAATATATACATCTTGCATATAGTGTTCACCTCGGTCATTAACCATTAGTTTACCAGGTAAATGAATACCATTTAATATCCTATCTTCTTCTCTATCCCAAAAATCTTTAAATTCACGTGTTCCGTCAGGTGCATGAGTATATACTCCATGCTTTTTATAATAACGTGCAGCTTCAGTAGCTTGATTAACATTACAAAAAGCTACATCTTCAAATTCATAAAGAAATTTTCCACTAGATACTTCCTTGAGTATTGGCATCTTTTGTTATATATTTAAATACTATTCTACGAATATTAAATGCAGCGGATTTATTAGCAAATATATCTTCAGCTTTATTAATACGTAAATGTGTCATTACTTCGTTAATTAGTGTTTCGGTATTATCTAATCTTTCTGTTCTTAGTTTCCCTACATTAATTTCAGTTAATGTTTGTAATAGAAAAGTATTATCATTAAGAATAGTATGTCCGTCTTTTTCAAAAATACGTCCTGCTATTTTAATTACACTTTTATAATATTCATTACTAAAACTATGTCCTAATAATTTCTTTTTAACAAACATTATAGTACCTTTAGGATTTTCATAAAGACTAGTTATTAAATCAGGTAATAATTCTACTAAATTACCTAATGGGGTAATATAAAATATATTAACATCATTTCTACTTGAACTATTATTTAATTTTAACTGACACGTACTATCTAAAAAAGGATATACAAAATCTTTCATTTGATTATTTATATCTCCTTTTATTCCTATATTTATATTACTTAATTTTTTCATTTCTATCTGTTAAATAAATTGTAATATCTTCTTTCATTTCTATATCAACTCGTGGACCTTTATGTTCAAACTTTATCCTATGCAGTAATATATCTAACATTCTCTTATTAGCTGCTCTTTCTGTTCCATTACGATATGGGTCTTTGATTATTACTTTACCATTGGTAAATAATTCTTGTACTGCTAAATCTATTGCTCTAGTAGTACTACCATTTCTTCTTGTATTATCCATATTATTTTTTATTTCTTTTTTTAGGTTTAGTATAATTGCTACCTCTTAAATGTTTTGGCTTAAGTGGTTGTATCGTTATATTTCTACTAGCCATTTCTTCTCTTATAGCTTCATCAAATAGTCTATTACCTTCTTCACTCATTGCAGGTCTTTTATATTCATAAGGTTTATAAGGTCTAGATTGAACTTCTTCAATCATTTGTTTTATTTTCTTAAAAGTAAGTGTAGTATCTAGTTCATGTACTTCTTTTGAGGTAGTAAAATTTTTACTTTCTTCTAACATTACTCTATCAAATTCTTCTTTACCTACATTACCAGTCCATAAATCCCCTATTCGCCACATAGATTTACCTTCTGAAACAAAATGTTCTATAAAAGGTTTTTCTTCCATTTTTCCCATAGCTTTTCTAATATCGTCTTTACTTATTATTCTCATTGTATTCCGAATTTATGTTTTTTAATCTGTGGGTCTATCTTTTGTTTATAGTGAAAGTCTAATACTCTTGCTATATCATTCTTAATATATTCAATCTTATGTGCTTTCAGTCTATCGTATTCATTATTTATTATATGAAATAATTGTAATCCCATACACTTCATTCCATGTAGTTCTACTAGATAAGCATATAAACTTAATTGTAATGTATAATCATTACCTTTACATTGCATTACATTATTTAAAGGATAATCATAATAATCATTAGTTCTAATCCATTGATTAGTCTTTACTTTCATTCTTCTTCCTTCTACTATTCCCCACTCTTTCTTATAGTAACCACTCTCAAACTTCAAATCTTCTTTATTAGTTTTCCAATCTACTATAATAAACTCTTTATCTCTTACTGCAAGTAAATCTATTGTACCAGCTATCCTATGCTTTTGACTATATGTTCTAACCTCAGCATATAAAACATATCCTGCCTTAATTAAATTAAGTAGTTTATAAAATACATCAGGCAATTTATCGCGTAAAGGGCTAGAATAAAGTTCTTTTTCATTAGTAATCTTATATTTATAAGTAGGAGTTTGAGTTCTTTTAATTAACTCATTAAAATCATTATCTACTTTATCGTATAAGTTGTTTATACTATCTTCTAAAAACTCATGAGTAGTTGTACCTCTTGCACAAGCATTTTCTCTTATTGTTTTCCATTCAAATAAAACCTCTGCTTTAGTAATACCTCTTTCAGCTGCTTTAACACCTGCCCAATAATCTTCATCAAACTTTGGTTTGTATTCTCCAATAAATTGTGTTACACTAGTATATGCAATACCAAAATTGTCTACATATTTATGTAGTGTAGGGTCAAAACTAATAATTATATCTGCCATATCTTATTGTTTAGTAAAATCTATCATTTCTTCTTCATCATCATCGACTACAGGCTTAACAGTATCTCTAATTGGTACTTCTGCATGTTTAATAGGTACTCTATTTATAGTTCTATTAACTGGGTCCGCTCTATTTCCTATTTTACGTTCACCTGCTGCTTTTTTATCTTCAAAATCATCTTTAATTGCTTGTTGAAGTAAATCATAATTAACTTTAATATTATTCTTAATATTAGGTTGAACTTTTAGAAGATAATCTAAATCTTGTTTAATCATATTAAAGTTAGTAGTGTACTTTTGAAGTTCTTCTACATCTGTAATAGTTTCAATATCAACATTAGATAATCTTTTTAGTGCTACACGAAGTCTATTACTAGTTGCATCTATTACTTCAACTGTTAAATCTAGTGCTTTTTGAAAAGATTTTAAAGTTTTAATTTGTGAAGTTTCTCTCAACTCAATATACTTATCTATTGCAGCATTTACAATATTATTCGGAACCCAACCATTAGGTAATTGTGCTTCATATACTGCTTTAATATGACGTTCATTATCGTCTTTATTATTATATGGACTAGTATAATCACAATAAAAATAAATATATGTAAAAATCATTTCGGGGGTAATGGTCGAGAA